GAAGAAGATATTATACGGAGAAAATAGATGGATAATATGCGAAAAATAGCAATTATGGGTAAAGTTTTTAGTGATATTCCAGTTGTCATTGATGTGGCAATAAATGGCATTAAATTCGAATCATTGGATATAGTACAATTAAAAAATAATTTTTACACCAAAGAAGAAAAACAAGCGTTTGAATGTTATCCTATAGCAACGTTTGATATACCATATACAATAATATGTGATAATATACCATTGTTTATTAAAATAATGCCATCCAGTGATGATGTTGAATTTTATTTTTTAAAGATAAAAGGTACACGAATGTTGCGATATGGTGTAATGGGGGAAACATTGGAAGATTTGTTTACAAATACAGCATATTCTGATGGGAAAACAAATGTAATTGTTGATGGTGTTGGTGTAGAAATATCTGATGAAGAATGGGAACCATATATACATAGATCAACTATTTGCAATGAAGATCTTGTTGAATGCATTAAAATAAACAGAGGAGATTGGATTTATAAATTTAATAATGAGTTTTCATGTGATGTATCAATATCTGCTGATTATGGCATAGCCCCTGTTAATCCAACCCCCACAAAACAAGGAATTACCGTTAATGGAGAAACTATTGCATTATTTGATAATAAAAAAAATTTTTGATAAATATATAATATATAATGAGGAATAAGTATGGCAACATATATTTTTAGAGGTAAGTCTTATGCTACATCATCAAATGATGTAGTTATTGATGTAACGTTTAATGGGCAAACAGTTTATAATGATACTGTTGTATCAACCACTACATCTACAACTGAAAGATCTGATGAACTTGTTGATTTATTTACATTTACGTTAGATGATAGTATTGCGGGGGGTAGTTATCCTCTAACAGTAACACCCATCGGTACTAATGGTAAAGTTTGGTTTGGTGAGATTCTTCGCGATACATTTGAATACGTTCTAAATGATGATGGTAAATATATTAAGGACGCAACTGGTAATAAAGTCACTGCCCCCGTAAAAGAGTCTATTACGACCATCAATGACACCACTGATGGCAAGGATAATGTGTTAATTGACGGGAGTGCGACTGATGCCCGAATAGTTACTGCCGAAACTAGTGGTAGTTGGCAATATCAAATTCCAGTAGGATCTACACTAACGTGTGATATATTAATGGATGCATGGGAACCATTGTAAATCATATAATTTTATAACTGTATAAAAACTTTTATACCGTCATCTATGTAAAAAACAGTTGACGGTATCTTTAATTCTGTTATTATGTACCTACTTACTTAAACAACTAAAGAGGTACATAATAATGTCACATGTTCGTATTATTAATGGTTCATATCTTACCCATACTATTAAGGATGAGGTATTTGAAATGGTGCAACCAATCAAACGTGGAAAATTTGGTTCATTCATTACAGTAAAACCATCAAATGGTTATGGTCTTGATAAGACTAAAATTCGTATTAAAGTAGCAGAACATGATGTAGAACATCTATCGCATCATCCTGATGAAGTAGTTGAATCAGATGCAGAAGTGATGGAACGAATTGGTGAACGTTTTCAAATTCTTGAAGAAATGACCAAGGCTACTATTTCTTCTGATATTCGTGCTATGATTGTTGTTGGACCACCGGGTGTTGGTAAATCATATGGAGTTGAACAACAGCTTGAAAAAGCAAATCTATTCACTACTGTACAAGGATTGCCACCAAAGTATGAGGTTGTAAAAGGTGCAATGACACCAATCGGGTTGTATAGTACACTATATAGGCATTCAGATAAAGGCAATGTACTTGTATTTGATGATTGTGATTCTGTTCTTATGGATGATTTAAGTCTGAATATTCTTAAAGCAGCATTGGATAGTGGAAAGAAGCGTACTATCTATTGGAATGCTGATAGTCATCTATTGCGTAGGGATGGTATTCCTGAAAAGTTCGATTTTAAGGGTTCTGTGGTGTTTATTACTAATCTCAAGTTTGATAATTTGAAGAGTAAGAAACTTCAAGATCATCTTGAAGCATTGCAATCACGGTGTCATTATTTGGACTTGACTTTGAATACAATGCGTGATAAGTTTCTTCGTGTGAAGCAAATTGCACAAACTGGAAAATTGTTTCAAGATTACAATTTCCAAAATGGAGAAGATTCGTTGGTAATTGATTTTATTGATGAAAATAAGGATAAATTGCGTGAAATGTCACTTCGTATGGCATTGAAAGTTGCTGATTTAGTTAAAATTAGTCCTACAAATTGGCAAGCATTGGCTAGAACGACTTGTATGAAAAATAGTTTTTAGTTCTTGTGATATTAAGAAGAATATCTAATTAAGCTCCCTTGATTAGTCTTCTTAAATCTTGGGGTATAGTATAAATAATACTATACCCCCTTTTTATTTTGTGTTATAATATATAGATGAAGCAAGCTATTATAAATGTATCGGATGAAGTAAATTGTAAAATTACAGGACTTGATTTAGATACTCGAAAAAAGTTAGTAAATAAGTTTAAATATGATATTCCACATGCCCGTTATCTACCAGCATTTAAGTTGGGTAGATGGGATGGTAAAATTGCATTTTTTCAATTAGGCGGTAGTTCTTATATAAATTTACTTCCTGGTATTTTAACTATATTAGATAGTGATGGATATGACATTGTATTAAATGATACTAGAGAATATCAAACAACATTTCAATTCGATAAAGTAGAGAAATATACATATAGTTGTATTAAATGGCCAAAAAAACATCCAGTTGCTGGTCAACCAATCGAGCTTAGAGATTATCAAATAGAAACAATAAATGCGTTTCTACAAAACCCACAATCATTGCAGGAAGTAGCGACCGGTGCTGGTAAAACATTAATGACAGCAGCATTAAGTGAACGTGTTGAGCAATATGGTAGAAGTATTGTAATAGTACCAAATAAATCATTGGTAGTACAAACAGAAGCTGATTATATTAATATGCAACTTGATGTTGGTGTATTTTATGGTGATCGAAAAGAGTTTGGTAAACAACATACTATTTGTACATGGCAAAGCCTTAATAGTTTACTAAAACGAACAAAAAATCAAGAAGCAGATATTACAATACATGAATTTTTGGAAGATGTGGTATGTGTTATTGTAGACGAAGTACATCAAGCAAAGGCTGATGCCTTGAAGAACTTATTAACAGGTGTAATGGCACATATACCATTACGTTGGGGATTAACTGGCACAGTACCTAAAGAAGATTTTGAATTTAAATCGATTGAAGTAAGTTTAGGGTCTGTAATAAATAGAATTAGTGCATATGAATTACAAAATAAAGGTGTATTAGCTAATTGTCACGTAAATATAGTACAATTAAAAGATTTAGTCGAACATACCAATTATCAGAGTGAGTTAAAATATCTATTATCTGATCCGGATCGTTTAGATGTTTTGGCTAATTTAATAAGTAAAGCAAGTAAATCAGGTAACACATTGGTACTAGTAGATCGTGTAAATGCTGGTAAAGAGATAGTTGATAGATTAGATAATGCTGTATTTGTAAGTGGTGCAACTAAAGGAAAGGATAGGCAAGAACATTATGATGAAGTGGCTGATACAAATGATAAGGTCATTGTTGCAACATATGGCGTTGCTGCCGTTGGCATTAATATTCCTCGTATTTTTAATCTTATACTTATTGAGCCTGGCAAGTCTTTCGTTAGGGTTATTCAGTCAATTGGTCGTGGAATACGCAAAGCCGAGGATAAAGACTTTGTTCAGATATGGGACATAACTAGTACTTGTAAATTTGCCAAACGCCACTTAACAAAACGAAAATCATATTATCGTGAGGCTGGGTACCCATTTGCGATAGAAAAACTTGACTGGAAATAAATTTTTATATATAATAAGCCAATGAAAATACATACGTTAGACGATAATTGTAGTTATAATTTAGATTCATTACCTGAAGAAGTAGAAGATTTAAGATTTGCTATATTAGATAATAGTAATCCAAAAGAACCAGATTATTTTTATGTTCCACTTATATTTTTAGAAAGTTTCACATCTCCTGCTTTGGTACTTAAAATTGCAAATAAAGTAATCAAAATGCCATTAGATTGGCATGTGGTTATTGGAGAAGAAGATTTAGGAGATTTGGAAGCAATGCCTTTAACTAGTTTAAATGATCGGAATTTCAAAGTGTTTGAATTTAATAGTCTTAGCAGTACAAGAGCAGAATTTTTACCAATAGAAGTAATTGATATATACAACGAAGTTCAATGGTATTCCCCAAAACTAAAAAATGGACAATACCTTGCGGTGCCAATCGATGATGGAGATCAGCCTAGAGTTGTATATTTTATAAGTAATATTTCTAGAAGTTGTGAAGTGATTGATTATAATAAGGCATGGTAAATGGCACACAAATTAGATATTTTTAAAGTATTGTCAGCGTTAGACAATAAAGATTATACATTTTATGATTCGTTAACTGATGATGAGCTTAAAGGATTTACTGCATATTTAACCAATAAATGGATGGCAAGTGTTGAAGGATCTAAAGAATTGCAACATTATTATCTAGCAAGTACTAACCATTACAGTAATAAACATCTATTTGATATCAACAAACACCCAAAATTACAATATCTATCATTAGTAGCAAGTAGTCCAGGAATAGGAAAACAACGACATAAATGGATAAAAACAGAAAAGAAACAAGTATCAAAAAGTAAACAAGCAATTAAAAAAATATTAACTGAAATGTATCCAACATACAAAGCAGAAGATATTGAAGTACTAAGCAACCTAGTTACTAAACGAGAGTTGACAAAATATGCTAAAGACTGCGGAAATTAAACATATATGCAAGTTTTGTAGTAAAGAGTTTAAACGAGAGAAATCGTTAATTGTTCATATG